AAAGTAGTCAAGGATCCAATTCAGTTGCTCTTGGTCGACAAGCAGCTCAAAATACTCAAGGATCAGAGGCAGTTGCTATTGGTTATCAAGCAGGTTATACTACTCAAGGATCACAGGCAGTTGCTATTGGTCAATATGCAGGTGAAAGTAGTCAAGGAACAAAGGCAGTTGCTATTGGTCAATATGCAGGTAGTAGTGGTCAAGGTGCCAATTCAGTTGCTCTTGGTGTAAATGCAGGTCAAACTACTCAAGCAGCCTATTCAGTTGCTATTGGTGATACTGCAGGTCAAACTACTCAAGGACAACAGGCAGTTGCTTTAGGTTATTATGCAGGTTATAATGCTCAAGGAGCCTATGCAGTTGCTCTTGGTTCAGGTGCAGGTAGTAGTAGTCAAGGATCTAATTCAGTTGCTCTTGGTAATAATGCAGCTACTAGTGGTCAAGGTGGCAGTGCAGTTGCTATTGGTTTAAGTGCAGGTCAAAGTACTCAAGGATCTAATTCAGTTGCTCTTGGTAATAATGCAGGTAATACTACTCAAGGATCTAATTCAGTTGCTATTGGTGTAAGTGCAGGTAGTAGTAGTCAAGGATCACAGGCAGTTGCTATTGGTATAAGTGCAGGCGAAAGTAGTCAAGGTGGCAGTGCAGTTGCTTTAGGTTTTAATGCAGGTAATAGTGGTCAACTAACTGCTGCAGTTGCTATTGGTCGAAATGCAGGTCAAACTACTCAAGGTACCAATTCAGTTGCTATTGGTTTAAGTGCAGGTAATAGTAGTCAAGGAAACACTGCAGTTGCTCTTGGTCAAAATGCAGGTCAAACTACTCAAGGTGCCAATTCAGTTGCTCTTGGTGTAAATGCAGGTAAAACTACTCAAGGTGCCAATTCAGTTGCTCTTGGTCAAGAAGCAGGTCAAACTACTCAAGGAGCCAGTGCAGTTGCTCTTGGTACAAATGCAGGTCAAACTACTCAAGGTGGCAGTTCAGTTGCTATTGGTGCAAGTGCAGGTCAATTCTACCTAGGAGAAAATTCAGTTGCTATTGGTAACGCTGCAGGTAGCACAGGAACAAATAGTATTGCAATTGGTCCAGGTGCAACAATAAATAGTAACAATAGTATTTTTTTAAATGCAACTGCAACTCCTTTGACTAAAACCACACCAGGTGTATATATTTCTTCTATTGGTGTTACAGGTTCTGGTAATAATGTATTGGTTTATGATCCAACAACATTTGAAGTAAGATATGCTACAAGTTCTGCAGGAGTTACAGGTCCTACTGGTCAAACAGGTCCTACTGGTCAAACAGGTCCTACTGGTCAAACTGGTCAAACTGGTCAAACAGGTCCTACTGGTCAAACAGGTCCTACAGGTCAAACTGGTCCTACAGGTCAAACTGGTCCTACAGGTCAAACAGGGCCTACTGGTCAAACAGGGCCTACTGGTCAAACAGGTCCTACTGGTCAAACAGGTCCTACTGGTCAAACAGGTCCTACTGGTCCTACTGGTCAAACAGGTCCTACTGGTCAAACAGGGCCTACTGGTCCTACTGGTCCTATAACACAAATAGCACCAACGTCTGGTTCAACTGGGTACGGCCCTACATCTACTGGTTTTGTACCAAACATTTTTGTAACAAATGGAGTAATTACCAGTATTGTAAATTCTGCCAAGACATTCGTCATAGATCATCCAGATGATAAAAATAAATATCTAGTTCATGGATGTTTGGAAGGTCCAGAAGCAGGTGTTTATTACAGAGGTATTGGAGAGATTACAGATAATATGTCTACAACTATTGTCTTACCTGACTATGTCAAAAATCTAGCAACTGATTTCACTATTCAATTGACACCTATTTACTCTGGTAAAAAGATGGAACAAATATACGCCTCTGAAGTGAATAACAATTCATTCCAGGTGTATGGAGAGAACTGCAAATTTTACTGGATTGTTCAAGGTAAACGTAATGATATTGAACTTGAACCTTTGAAATCCAAATCTATTGTAAAAGGTGTCGCACCTTATAACTGGATCTAAATAAATTACTTCTAAATTAAATAGATGTAAAATAGAATAATAAATAAATTCAATACAATATTTATTATTTATAGTTTCAAATCTTCATTTGTAATCAAACGAAAAGGTCTTATTTTATATAATTTTTCCTTTAATTCATCTTCAGAATCTTCAGGTCTTTTTTTAAATGTTGCCTTTGTTCTATATCCAGAACCATCATTTCCAATTCTATTTTCATCAGGTTTGGATTCCAATGGACTAACATAATAATATGCAATGGTTTGTCTTAAGGTGTCATTCGGACATTTAATTTCTTCTGGTAATCCATGCCACGAGGTTTCATTTGTTTTAAAAATAAGGGCAGTATTGAAAACTACATGTGATTTAACAACACACTTCGTCAACTCTTTGTCCCATAATTGTGTGTCACCATTCCATTCTTCCTTCCAATCTTTACTCATATATAATATAATATTCAACCTTCTCTCTTTATTCAAATGAGGATGCTTTTCATAGTCTAAATGCATGTCTAATTTGCCTCCCGTAGAATGTATATGTATACCCGCTCCATGTAAATAAGGATCATATTCCAGTTTTTCTACACCAGATAATGCATGTATTTTTTCTATTATTTCTTTACACGATAATAAATTAAATAATTTTTTAATACATCTTGGCATGTTATTTATTTTATCATTTGCAAATTTTTTTTCAATAGGATTATTATATTCATACCAAGATCCAGAAGTTATATCTGTTGGAAACTCTTTATGTATTTTTTCAGCAAAGGTTTCATTTAAAAAATTGGGTATAATAATATGCTCATATGGTTCTGCATGTATAAATGTATTATTTAACTCTGCTAACTTTGCATCATTTTTAATCCAGTCGCCAAAATAATCTACTTTATTGTTTAAATTTTCCGTTAAAAATAAATCAAAAAAATTAATTTTATAATCATGTATTAAATCGCCTAATCCTGACAATAGATCTACTTCAATATTCCAACCCAAGTCTTTCAATTTCTGATTACTTATATAATAACGCATATCATTATAGGGTCTATCTTCAATGTATTCTATATAATCTTCGTACTTTTCAGTATTCTTGATCATTTTAATTAATATTTTAGCAATATCTAAAACAGAATACTCCATATTTTCATCACATCCAATGTTGTAAATTTCACCAACCACACCTTTCTCTAAAATAGTTTCAAATGCTTTTGCTGTATCGTAAGCATGTAAAAATGCACGTACACTTGAGCCGTCTCCTTGTATAGTAACTTTTTTGTCCGCTTTCAATAACTGAACAAAACGAGGGATTAATTTTTCGGGATATTGATTTCTACCATATACATTATTACCACGTGTAATAACAATTGGCATTTTATAAGAATGTAAATAACTCTGAGCCATTAATTCAGCCCCTGCTTTTGTAGCAGCATAAGGGTTTGTAGGACATAAAACAGAATGTTCAGTTTTGCATAATTCTTCAATAGAATTCATAGACTCTCCATACACTTCATCTGTAGATACATGAATAAATTTCTGTATTTTTTTGTATTTTCTGCAAGATTCCAATAAATTATTTGTACCCAAAACATTATCATACGTGAATTTGATGGAATCTTCAAACGAATTTTGTACATGTGACTGAGCAGCAAAATGAATTACATGGGTAACGTTGTATTTTTTTAAAATAGAATCTACCAAATCAACATCGTTCAAGTTACCTTTTATTAAAGTATAATTTGGATCATTTCTAATTTCTTCATGTACATTATTTTCATCTGCGCAATAATACATGGCATCCAAATTGATAATTGTGTTTGTCTTATTTTTAAAAAAGTAATAATTGATAAAATTACTTCCAATAAATCCACAACCACCGGTTACTAATACATTAGAACAAGGTATTTCTTTATCTAAATTCGCTTTATATTGAAGTAAAGAATCTCTTGTAGCATCTTTTATGTTTCTTACTTCTGGAAACAACGTTTCTAATGTAGTTGTATCCAAAAAGTTATTTGAACGATCAGAAGCTAATATTTTTCGCTGTTCTTCTTGTGAGAAATTTTTCCATGTAAATAGCGGATCCACAATTTCCTTGTACATTTCAAGCATTTCATTGTGACTAATTAAGCCGGGATTTGTCAAGTTGATGGTCCCAGTTATATTTTGCTCCATCATTTTTAAAACAAATGGCAACAACTCGGGTAGTACAGACATGGAATTAGCAATAGAACAAATTTTCTCATAGTTTACAATTTTTGTAATAAAGTTGCGTTCATTTTTCTCGCCAGTAATCGGCATTCTAATTCGTAAGTTAAGCGTACTATCCGAGTATAAATTCATTATTTGATCCGTAAACCCCTTCACAACTGAATAAGAAGATCCGAAAAAATTAGGCAATGAATGTTCTGTAAACCCATTTTCTTCTTTCTCAAATGGATGGTCTTCATCAAATTTAAAAATACAACCAGTACCTATATAAGTATAGTGTATTTTTTTTATTTTACATAATTCTGATAGCAATAAAGGTGAAAATAAATTGTCTCTAATATTATCTACTAATTTACCAGGCTCTTCAAGATAATCTATTGTGGTAATTTTTTTATCTCCTATAGTACCATGTGTTCTACCAATAAAAGAAATAACATGTGTAGGCTCTATATTATTCATCTCTTCTATGAGTGTACTTTTACAATCTACTCTACTCTTACCGCAATAAAAATGAATGTTATTTTTTTCCATTATTTTTTTGAATATATTTCCAATCCATCCAGTTGAGCCATAAAGTAAAACATGCATATTATAAGTTAGATACAGAAAAAATAATTTCGTCTAAAATATATATACATGAATAACAAAAATACAATTGATAACTTTTTAGAAAAATTATTAAACAAGTTTTGCAAAATTTATAAAATAAAAAAAAACGAAATTAAAAAAAATGATAAAATACGATTTCGATTTGAGTGTTTTAAATATAATAATATGATTAAACATATTGACATTCCAGAAATTAACACCGGTTCAGAATGGGAAGCAGTTTTAATTGAGTATAGATCATTCCCTCATGTTGAATTTTTAATACGCAATGCTATTATAAAATTAGGTTCAAAATGGTCATTTACTATTGTTTGTGGAAATCAAAACTATAATTTTATGAAAAATATGTGTATTCAAATATCTACTAACATAAAGGTAATAAAAACAAACTACAACAATTTAATTCCTGACGAGTATAGTGTATTGTTAGCTAGTATTGACTTTTGGAATCTATTTACTGGAAGTAAAATACTTGTGTATCAAGAAGATTCATTTATATTTAAAAATAATATAGAAGAATTTATAGAATACGACTTTATAGGTGCACCTTGGCCAAAAAATACAAATGATACGCCAAATTGTGTTGGTAATGGCGGCATTAGTCTAAGAACAAGACAAATTATGATAGATGTAATCAATAAAATATCTATAAAAAATACTACCATTCATGATAGTACAAAAATTTATATGAAAGATCACAAGTTAAAGAATTGTCCAGAGGATGTATATTTTTCATTAAACATGCAAAAATTCAATATAGGAAAGGTTGCGGATTTTGATACAGCCTTTAAATTTTCTACAGAAAGTCTTAATAATCCGAATAGTTTTGCAGGACATAATTTTTGGTTATCAGACCCATCATGGTTGAAAAGAATTCAAAAAAATTTAAATTTATTCAACTATACATCAAATAATAACTTGAATGAATTTCTATATTTTTTAAAAAAACCATCACAATTAAATTTAACAAAAATGAAACCTAATGCATTTGATATAGATTTTCTTTTGTATAAAAAATGTAATAATATTTTTATTAAAAATACTGAAGAGTTAACCATGCATTTTTACAACTACGGGATGAATGGTTTAATTTATAGTGTAAAACAATTATATAATTTATACCCAGATATTAACGTATTTTATTTTTTGAATGATATATTTATTTTAAAAAAAGAGAAAGTATATCCATTAATTTATTTTGTAAATAAATATTTATACTCTAGGTCGTTTGATTATTTTATGAAATTAACAATGCACAACTACTATACAAATTTATCCGATAACTATTCATCTTTAATTTTATTAGTATTTATTGGTAACATTGATGTTGGTAATGATTTGTTGGAAAAAATAATAATTTATAAAAATTTAGAAGTATTTAATATTTCTTTTTGTTTTAATTCAAAAATTGTATATGAACATTTCAAACAATTGATCCATAAAAATTTCTTATATTTTTCTATTTATTTTACAAATGAATATGGTACAGATATTCAACCTACAATATTTATGTATAATGATATATGCAAAAAACATACATTTGAGTATGTAATTAAACTACATACAAAAACTATTAAAAATGAATATAATGATCTTACAAATTTTTTGTTATCAAATAACAGGTCTACTTTGAGAAAAAAGTTGAATAAAAATATATGTAACTGCGTAGGCCCAGATAACTATTATTCAACAATGAATGATGATATTTTCAATAAAAGAAATGTAGAAAAATATATAAACCTTTTAGATATTAATAAAAATTTTATTAAGGGAACTATATTTTTTACAGAACACAACATTTTCGTAAAAGTAATAGACTTTATTAGAAATAATGACTATAAGTCTTTTATTTTTAATAATTTGTATGAAAACAACTCCATCAATATGAATTATTCACCAACACATTTTTTAGAACGTTTATTCGGAGTAATAAAATAATTTTTTTTTTTGTGATTAATAAAATATTCTAATACTTTATTATGGCAAAAAAAATCTCTTCGGAAGATTTAGAAAGGAGAATTTATCAAATCACTATTGCGGATTTAGCAAATAGTGATAATGTTCTTACTCATAATGAACCTATTGAGTTTAAAGATATTAAAATGTCTTTTGACTTGTTTAAGTATTGTTTTTATGATAACAATTATAAGCATTTTGATTTAAATAGTCAAATTAAAGACATGGATGAAATATCAATCAATAACAAAATTATTAAACAGCCTAGCGTGTATAAAAATTATGAATCTGGTACTAAAGTAAATATTATTGATATTATGACTTTAAAGTATATTGAAAATAAAAAGACTAAATTAGATGATATTAAAAAACTTTCTTTGGTCAAAGATTTTAATAAATACAATACTTTAATAGATTTTAAAATGTATAATACTCATTTAGGACTTGATGATATACTCACTTTATTTAATCATTATCACAATAAAAATAGTAAAAAATACTTTCGATTTAAAATAAAAACAACCTATTATTCTGTTGACTTGGATGAATCTATATCTATGTATTTTAATTATTTAGTTAAAATTCCTAAAAATATGAATAGTTACAAAACAACTGATGATCATGAGTCTATAATAGAAGATGATTCTATAATAGACGATGATTCTACAATACACGATGATTCTATTGATGAATTGAACAATGAAGTAGAAAATATTGTCTACAGCAATTACATTAAAAAAGTAAATGATGAATTAATTGAACATCATCATGAAGATGATAGTATAAGTAGCGATTCTAATATATCAGTTAGTTCTTTTGAAATGGAGGAGGATACAGATGGCTTATTTTTTTAAAAAGGGTTTATAATTAATTTATAATTTTTAATTTTAATATTTGTATTAATTAGTAATAATACAAATGTTAAGAATATTTTCAAAGAGTAATGATTTAAGCTGCAATGATTACATAAAAAATATAAAAGGAAAAACTATTTTATCTAATTTAAAAACAAATAATGTTAATAATAGAAATGTGAATATTCATTCTAACAAAATTGTATCTTATTTAAGTTATAATGATTTTTTAGTTATTACACAAACATTTTATAAATTTTCAAATTTAAAAAAAAAATATAAACCACCACAAAAAATTATTGATTTAAAAACAAGTTTCTTATTTTATAATAAAATTTTAACTCATATACAAAATTGCAATTTTTGTAAATTGAATAGTATTGATACATTTTTTACAAATTGTAAGGATATTCAAAACATTTTATATCCATATGGCGAACATTTTACTTATGAAATATATTCAAATTTAGCCGCTGTTGATTTGAATGATTGGTGTACTTATAATATAAATTGCGAAACAAATTGTCACGAAACAAGTACTGATTTATTAAGCGAAATAAATAAGTATACATATACTCCATTATCTGCAAGTATTTCTTCAAAAGAATCAGATGTAGAAGAGTCAAGCGTTTTTTCGTCGTCAAGCCATCCTTCAACCCATCCTTCGACCCATCCTTCGACCCATCCTTCGACCCATCCTTCGACCCATCCTTCGACCCATCCTTCGACCCATCCTTCGACCATTTCTGAACAATCACCTAATTATTCAAATTATCTACCAAATACTTCCCAAGGATTAAGCACTTCTTCTAAATATCAAACACACACATATACCTCTGAGCCATCTGTTTCAGCTATTCATAATACAAATGATATGAAACATTCATCTAGTAAGGTAAACAATATACAACACTATACACATAGAGTTACAATTGAAAAACCAATACATCATTTTGATACGAATAATAAATTAGAAATTGTTACAAATCAGACATCATTCTCATGTAATAAAAAAAACACATTCAACATATTTATAGCCGAGTTGACAAATTCAAAAGAGTATACATATGAAGAAAAAGATTCACATATTTATGTTGAATCTGAAAATAGATTCTATAATATTTATAATTTTATACCAATTTGTTTACATTTTGATGAATTTAAAAATATATTTTTTAATTCAAACACAAAATTTTTCAATATTTCAGATATTATATCAGAAAAAATAAAATTATCAAATCAATATTTTGAAAATGTAAACAATGAAGTGGAACCATTTTTTATTTCAAATGCAATAAAGAAAATCTATATTGCAAAAAATAACTATAATGAAATGGATGCAAATACACTTATTGAAATAGAAAAGGAAACGAATGAATTTATTTCTTTATATAATTTCAATTATATTACAAATAGTTTAAATTTAGATGAAATAATGAATATTTTCCATAAAAATAATATTGTTGACAAAGTAAGTGAAATTAAAATAAAAATTAAAGTGTATTACAAGTCAAAAAAAACAGATATACCTTGTATTATGTATTTTAATTACATTCTTCAAAATATGAATTTATAATATTGTATTTTAATAAGTATTCATGAAAGAAAAAAGTTTTTTAAAAAAAATGTTATATGATTATCATACAAAAACTTTGGATATTGTAAATAATGGAAATATTTTAAATAATTACACCCAAAAAATATATGTTATCAATCTAGAAAAAAATATTATCAGACGTAATTACATTTTGACTATTATGAAAAAATATGGCATTTGTTTCAAACTAGTAGTAGTTAAAAAAATGAAACAAACACATTATAATTATTATTGTAAATATAATAACAATATTTCTATAAGTGAGTTAGGGTGCGGTCTAAGTCATTTATGGTGTTTAAAAGATATTGTTAAAAATAAATACGAAAATGCTATTATTTTTGAAGATGATATTATTTTTCATAAAAATTTTGAAGCAAAATTTTTTGACATTATTCAAAAACAAACGTACGATTTTTTATTATTAGGAGCGTGTGACTTTCATTTTTCAGAAATTAATTATAAAAATGTCACTGAAAATGTATATCGTCCTGCTTCAAATTTTGAAAAAGTGTATGGAGCACATGCTATATATTATTCTTTACAAGGTGCTAATTATATGCTACATTATAGATTGAATGAATTTGCGTTTTTTGATTATAATTTAAATAAAGTTTTTGAATATTTTAATAATACATCCTTCATATGTTATCCTAATTTGGTAGTTACTGAAATAACTACATCTGATAACAACCATAGTTATGATTTATTTTCTTCAAAAGAAAAATTATTTTATACAAAATGTTTTACTAATTTTAATTTCAATGAATATCACTTTATTTATTTAAATTTATTAGATTCTTCTTGTGTACATCATTTTTCTAGTTATAAAGACTATATTTGTAGTTTATTCAAGAAAAAATATCCTGAAAAAAATGCATATATTCAAAAATTTATAAAAAGATTGGATTTCACTTTTTTAACATGGGAAGACATTAAAAATATCCACCTTTTTTAAATGTGTAGCCAAACTAACAGCCATATTTTCCAAGGTGGTTTTCAAAGGTTGTTGAAATTATAACTTTCATATAGCACTTCAAATTGGATTGTCAATGCTACCTCCATATTATTTAAATGAATTATTTTTCCATATTTATCTATTAATTTAATATGCAACTTTGTTATATTTACAGGACCATTGTATTCTCTCATTTGTGCTAATGGATTCGTGTCGCTTAAAACAAATGAACTATTATTATTTTTAAAAAGCACTTTTGCCAATACATTTTCATTCAATACACTTTTATCAAACCCAACAATATTCATATGATTTGTATTATATTGATAGTCGTTTATAATGACATAAATATAATTTTCACTTCCATTATCAAATATACCTTCTGATACAATATTATTTGTTATATTCAAGTAATTTGTCATTCTAAATCCACATAACCATCCAAATGTGATCAATGGATTTTCATTGTATTCATCAGAAAATACCAGAGAGATGTTAATTGAGTCATTTATTATTTCAAAAGTTGTTTTATTATTGCATGGATGAATTGAAAAACGTATATACTTTAACAAGTTTTCATTCTCTGATTGAAAAAAATATGTTTTATTTAAAAAATCTTGTAAATCAGTGGCATTATAATTTCCATCAGGAATTTCTATAGTATAGGTTTGACTTTCTATTTGCTGTTCATGAATCATTGTTATCATGATTTCAAAACAATTATTTTTATTATTTTTGGATATTAAATACCATGATTTCGGCAGTTCTATGGATACTAAACGCATAGAAACTACATTTTTTATTTCACTAGGTATATTGTACTGAAAATCTGAAGAACTAGATTGAAAATAATTACTTCTAAAACAACTATTCATGTTCAAGTTTAGTAATTTTGTTATGCGTTTAATAGAATTTATATTACCGGGTGCAATGCTATTGTTTAATGTATTTTCTACTACATTTGTTTGTATATTATTATATAAAGATCTATTGTTTTTTGATGCTAACTTTTCGTTGTTCGGTAAAATTTTTACATACGAATTCACATATGAA